CAGTCTATTTTATCTGGTGGTTTACAAGACACTGCATCATCTATTGCTACGTTTCCAGAACGTACAGTCGATGCTTTGTCTGGGGAGATGCAAAGACAAAGGGAAGAGACTGGTTCATACAAGCCAGACTTTACACCTTTTGGTGGATACGATAATCCAATCGAAACAAGAACATGGTGGGGCAAACAGCTTAGAGGTCTAGTACACTTTGGATCTCTAGCAGCTGGTACAATACTAACTGCAAAAGCTGCGGCAGCATCAGGTGTAGTTGCTCTACCAGCTGGTCTTATAGCACTAGCTAAAGGTAATGTTGTAAGAGGTATGGCTGTTGGAGCTGTATCTGATCTAATATCAAAAGAGTCGGATGAACAGAACGCTCTAGGTGCTTTACGTGACCGCTATGGTTGGATGGATACACCGATATCTACAAAAGATACTGACCACCCAGTTGTCATGAAGATGAAAAACATTGTTGAAGGTATGGGCATAGGTCTATTCTTTGACGGTTTTGCTTACACACTGGGTAGAGGTGGTAAAAAAGCTGTAAAACAAATACAAGACAGAAACAAAAATCTAAAACAGTCAACAGTCCAAAACGGATTAGCACAGCTAAGACGTGGCGAGGTAGAGTTTAGAGCAGATAAAAATGCACCTATATCTCAACCACACCAAGGAGCACACATAACAGAAGTTGAACCACAGAAAGCTCGTGAGCAGCTATCTCGTACTCGTAAAGAGTGGGGTTCAGAAGAAGGATCTACTGGCTCTGTAACAACACCATACGAACGTGAGCGTATTGCTATGGAAGGTGCTACAGATGAAGCACAAGTAGAACGTATTATGCGTGGTTTGATGAGTGATGCAAAGTTCAAAGCAGAACTTGACGCTGTAAAAGGCAGTGTACCAAAGCTAGCATCCAGATGGAGAGAAGCGATAGAAGGTCATCAACGTATAACACAAGGCAGAAATGCTATAGAGATGTCACCGCAACAGTATCTAAAAGAGTTGTTAGAAGCTCAACCTGACATTGTTGATGGTATAGAAATATGGACATCTAAGAATGTTGTTATAGGTGACTTAGTTGTTGGTTCTTTACTTAAGCAACTACGAGATCTAGGCACAGCTGGACGTGAAATAGCAGATCTAGTTGGTCTAGACGATGTAGATGGCCCAGCCAAGCAAGTTGTAGATACAATGTTAACAGCTTTGTACCAAACTAAAAAAGCTAGATTCTTAAAATCGGACGCATTTAGACAACTACAAGCTGGTAAGCAACCAAAATCACAGATAGTAGACGAAGTTGTAACAGCAGAAATGGCGGATACAAAAGAGTCTATAATGTCTGTACTGAAGATAGCAAAAGATGATCCTGATGACAACCTACTTAATGCGTTGTTTGAAGCTTTTTCTATGATGAAAGATGTCAATACTCTTGAAGACTTTGACAGATGGGCACGTACAATACTTAAAGGTGGTTCATTAGCACCAGACGGCCCAGCTAGAACAGGTGCACTAATTCGTGAACTAGAAGGTGTAATGAGTCATAGTATTCTATCAGGCCCTAAAACACCAGTTCGAGCAATCATGGGTACATCTACTGCAACATTCTTGCGACCACTAGCTACAGCACTAGGAGCAGTTGTACGTTATCCTTTTGAGGGTGACTCTGCTACACTTAGAACTAGCCTAGCTGCGGTCAATGGTATGATAGAAGCTATACCTGAGTCGTTTACTCTATTTAGAGAAAAACTAAACTCATACTGGAAAGGCGATATACGTACAATAAAGACACGTTTTTCAGAGTATACACAGGCAGATGATAACTGGGAGATACTACGTCGTTGGGCAGAAGATAGTGGGAGAGCTGACGCTGGTGAAGTAGCTGCATTTCGTATGGCTAACATAGCTAGACAGATGAACAATAACAACTTGTTTACATACTCTACAAAGATCATGGCTGCAACTGACGATGCGTTTGGTTACATCCTTGGTCGTGCTAAGATGCGTGAGAAAGCAATGCGTAGAGTCTTAGAAATGCAAAGTGTTGATGGTATCAAATTACCAGAAATAAACAAAGACTTGATGAAGGCATACGAAGATGACTTTTATTCACAGGTGTTTGACAAAGACGGTAATATTATTGACGAAGCTACAAAGTTTGCACGTAAAGAAGTAACACTAACACAAGATCTTACAGGCTTTGCAAAAGGTCTTAATGATGTATTTAGTGCTGCACCTCTAGCCAAGCCATTCTTTTTGTTTGCTAGAACAGGTGTAAACGGTCTTGCTCTTACAGGTAAGTATACACCCGGTTTTAACTTCTTAGTCAAAGAGTTCAACGACATAGCATTTGCAAACCCAGCCGATCTAGCTAGTGTAAATAAATATGGTATCTTTACAGCAGAAGAACTTGCTAATGCTAGAGCCTTACAAACAGGCCGATTGGCTATAGGCTATGGTGTAGTTATGATGGCTATAAACGCTTGGATGCGTGGTGATCTTAACGGTAACGGCCCAGTTGATAGACAGAAAAGACAGGTTTGGATAGATGGTAAGTGGGAACCTAGAACAATTAAACTAGGTGACGTACGTGTAGGTTATGACAACTTTGAACCGTTTAACCTTATTATGTCTACTATTGCTGACGTAGGTGATGCAAGTGAGCTAATGGGCGAAGAGTGGACAGAAAACCAGTTAGGCAAGATATCTCTTGTTGTAGCACAAGCTATTACAAGTAAGTCATACCTAGCAGGCATACAGTCATTTGTTGATCTATTTGGTGCTAGACCCGGGCAAGGCCCACGTATTGTAGCATCTCTTGCTAACAACACTGTACCTCTTGCTGGTTTACGTAACGAGCTTGGTAGACTATTTACACCATACATGCGTGAAATAAACTCAGGTGTGATACAGTCTATACGTAACAGAAACTTACTTACTGAACAACTAGCTGGCACACAGCAGCTACCTAAAAAGTATGATATACTTAATGGTAAACCACTAAAGGACTGGGACTTCTTAACAAGAGCATACAATGCTGTAAGTCCTGTAACACTTAATTTAGAGCAAAGCAAGGGTAGACAGTTACTATTTAACAGCGGCTACGATCTACGTACATCCACATACTACGCACCTGATGGTACAAAGCTTACAGATAATGCAGTGGTTAGATCTTTGTTTCAACAAGCTATAGGTGTGCAAAACTTAGAATTAGAACTTGACAAACTAGCCGATGATCCTAAGATACTAGCATCATTAGACGAAATGTACACAGATATAAAATCTGGTAGGCGTGGTGATTTTGATGTAAAAGACTACTATCATAATAGAATTATAGAAGGTCTATTTTACAGAGCACGTAGAAAGGCTTGGGCTAAAATTAGCAGTCAACCAAATGTACAAAGAGTTATACTAGAACAACGTGAAAAAGAAATCGCACGTATTCAAAAACGCTCAGATACCGCAAACATCCTCAACATATACAAATAAATGGCAACAACATTCGTAGATTACACTGGGGATGGAAACTCAACAAAATCGTTTTCTTTCCCTTCTACCCAACAGTCTGATATAAAAGTTGATGTAAATGGTGTTACAAAAACTTCAGGCGTACATTATAATATAACAAGTTACACAACAACAGGTGGCGGTAGTGTTGTGTTTACTTCGGGTAATATACCAGCTAGCCCAGCTACTATACGTATTCGTAGAGATACAGATGTAGATGTTGCTAAAGCAACCTACACAGCTGGTTCATCACTTAAGGCAGCTGATTTAAATGCCAACAATGAGCAGTTGTTATTTCGGTTACAAGAACAAACCCAACCTTTAGTATCAGATGATATAACAGACGGTTCGGTAACTACATCCAAAATAGCAGCTGACAATATCACAAGTGCACTTATAGCAGATGACCAGATCAATTCTGAACACTATGTAGATGGTAGTATTGACACGGCACACATTGCTGATTCACAAATTACTACTGCTAAAATAGCTGCCGATGCGATTAACAGCGATAAACTAGCTGACAATGCTATTGGTTCAGAGCATTATCAAGATGCTTCTATAGCTAATGATAAGTTAGTAAATCTTACAGTTACAGGAGCTAAAATTGCTGCCGCTACTATTTCTACAGATAAATTAGAAGATAATTCAGTAACTTCAGCTAAGATAAATAACGACGCTGTTACTACTGCTAAAATAGCGGATAGTGAACTAAAAACTCTAGCTGGTATGCAATCGGGTACAGCTTCTAAGTTAGCTGATTCTACAGCTTTGACTTCTGATATTGCAGATTTAAACCAGTTAGATGGTATGGCGAAAGAAACGACCATAACTGATGATGATACAAAGTTTCCTACATCTGGAGCTGTTGTAGACTTTGTAACTGCACAAATAGCACCTATTGGTGGACTAGAAGTTATAGCAACAGACGCAGCATTTCCAAATACACAACCTGCATCCGGAGTTGTTATTAGTATTGCAGACGCTGGTGGTCTGGTAGTAAACGGATCTGGCACATCAACTACAGGTAGAACTGTAGGCGGATCTACAGTAACTATTAATAACATTAATTCAAGTTTTAATAGTTCTACAGTTGATGCTGGCATTGGTTTCTTAGTCAGCTCAACAGGATCTGGACAGATATATAACTTTCATAAAGCTACACTTAAAGAATCTGACCTTATAAACTTAAGTAGTGATATAAATGACTTTAGTGCAAGATATAGAGTTGGGTCATCAAACCCTACAACAGATCTTGATAGCGGTGACTTATTCTTTAACACTGGAACAGGTAAATTACTTGTATACAATGGAGGCAGCTCCGCATGGGAAGACACACAGGTAGTAGGTGACTTTTTCATAAATACATTATCAAGCTCATCAGCAACTGGTGGAGGCAGTGCAACATTCAATGGATCAGCTTATAGATTTACACTTAGCAATGCAGCTACTCTTGCACAGCAAATGCTTGTTAGCATCAATGGAGTCGTTCAGAAACCTAACACAGGAACCAGCCAGCCAAGCGAAGGCTTTGCTTTGGACGGTGGGGACATTATATTTTCTGCCGCTCCTCCTAATGGTGCTGATTTCTTCATCATCACGATCGGACAAGCAGTAAGTATTGGTACGCCGAGTAGTAACACGGTTTCAACTTCTACAATACAGAACGGAGCAATTACAAACGCAAAGGTAAGTGCAGGTGCAGCGATAGATGGATCAAAGATTTCTCCCGACTTTGGTAGTCAAAATGTAACTACTACAGGAAATGCAATCGCAGGTCAAGTGCAGTTACAAGGTTCTTCACCAAGGATTGAATTTGATCAAACTGACCATAATACTACTTTTAGACTTAACTCAGGTGGTGGTACATTACAATTACAAGTAAGTTCTAATAATGGTGCTTCTTTTTCAAATGCCATAGGTATAGGTGGTATTGGTAATATATTTATTCCTGATAATGACAAAGTCAATTTTGGTGGTGGAAATGATTTAGTTATAGTTCATGATGGGTCAGACTCAAAAATCACTAACAAAACAGGAAATCTTTTAATAGAAGCAAAAGATTCTGAAACAGGTATAAAGATAATTCCTGACGGAAGTGTAGAACTGTACCACGACAACAACAAAAAATTTGAGACAACTTCAGCTGGAGCAACAGTAACAGGAGATCTTAGTGCAACAGGAAATGTATCTATTACGAGTGCTGCACCTCAACTATTTTTAACTGATTCTAATGCTGATTCAGACTATGCAATCGTTGTTAATAGTGGTGAATTTAGAATAAGAGATGAAACAAATAGTTCAAATAGAGTTGTTGTCAATAGTGATGGTCATGTTGATATTTCTGGAAGGTTAGACGTAGGAGGAGGTGTTTACTGTACTAGTGATGGAGTCGCTAATGGTGTTCAAATTGGTGCTGGTAATGATTTAATACTTCAACATAACGGTACGAACAGTTTTATTGATAACAATACAGGTGATCTTTATATACAAACGACTGGTTCTGGTGACGATATTTCGATTGAATCTGCTGATGATGTAACTATAAAGGTTGCTGGATCGGAAACTGCAATTCAAGCGACGGGTGATGGAGCAGTAGAACTTTATTACGACAACAGTAAGAAGCTTGAGACCACAAGTGCTGGAACTGCTATAATTGGAAGTTTTTTCTTAAAAGATGCTAGTGCTAATACAGAAATATACTATGACTCTACTGCTGATAGAATAATTTTTAAAGATAATAAAAAAGCAGTATTTGGAGATTCCTCAGACCTACAAATATTTCACGATGGTACTGATAGTTTTATTAATAACTTTGTAGGTAATTTAGAACTAAGACCTAAATCAGGTGAAGCTGGTGTATTAATGGTTCCTAATGGTTCTACTGAGCTGTACTATGATGGTGTTAAAAAGCTTGAGACTTTAACTGGTGGTGTCAATGTTGTTGGTTCATTAACAGTAAATGGTACTGCTATTACTACTGGTGGTCTCGGAAATGTTGTTGAAGATACTACACCACAGCTAGGCGGTAACTTAGACACTAATGGTCATGATGTACAATTTTTTGGAGCAACATCAGGCAGAGATGCAACATGGGACGCTTCAAATAATCATTTACTATTTAAAGATAATGCTACTTTAGAAC